CGCTTGTTGCGTTGCTTAGTGATAGTGGTGTGAAAGGCTAAGGTGTTCAGAAATTCCACAATCGGCATTTTCAGAATGGCATCCCACTCTTGACGTTTGCCACCTGCAAGTCGGTCAATCAAAGAGAGCCATCCGAAGACATCGCCTTTGCTCTCGCTATCTCCTCCGTCAAATAGGTTAGGGTAGCTTCTAATAACTTCGGATAAAGAGCCGAAAAAAAAAGCGCATAATTGTAAAAGCTAATCACGGGCATCGTTTTAAAATGCTCTACCTTCCACTGGTAGTCATCGTCTATCTTGCGCCCAAAAATATTAACACGGTATGATAAGCACCCAATAATCTCATGCAGCGCCTGTATTTTATCTTTGTTGGCTAATTCTTGCAGTTCTATAAAGTGATGCGCTGACATCTCTCTTGCCGTTTTGATTAGGCGGAAACGTCTGCCGTTGTGCTTAAATTTAAACTTGAGCTTTGTCTTAGGTATCTCGTTTAGAAACGACAAGTCAACTGCTCGTAGTTCATCAATAGTCCAAGTGTTAACCTCTTCTAAAGTTACGCCTTTGATTATGGCAATCGTGTACGCCACCTTGCGGATTGGGTTCTCTTCTTTGAGTTCCTCAATGCGCTGTATTTTGTCAATGGTTATATCTTTCCAATTCATAACTTTTTCAGTTCGTTTTTTACTTTTTGTAAATAATCAAATAAATCTATAACGTGTTCATCTAACGGCAACCCATCAATCATTAATATCATTTGGTTAATAGCCACTAAAGCGTTTTTAATGGCTATAGACGTGCATAGGATTTCATTTCCACACTCCGTGTCCGCATCCATCAATATCATGCGGTAGGTGTTGACTATTGCTAAGGCTCTTTGTTCAGGTGTCATTCTACTCGTGCTTCGTTAGTTTCAATTAAGTCATACAACTTAGTTCGGATTGTTTCATAACATACATACTGAATGTCTGACAAATCCCCGTGCTTCATTTGGGTTCTTATGAATTGTTGTAAATCCCAAATAACGCAATGATAACGCCACCCGTTAAGGCACATTTTTAATTCTTCTTGTTCTTCTGCTGTAAATTCTAAAGTTGTTTTCATCCGTAAAAAAATACTCCTTTCTTGTTGTGCTGTTTACAATCCCACGCAAGTGCTAACCCCATTACAGCGTCATCGTGCAATCCTGAAGGTGCGGTATAGCGTACTCCCGTTCGCGTGTATTCATACTCAAAGTTATGCATTTCGTCTGCAATTATACCGCTCGGGAATCCAATTTGCTGCTGCTGAACTGCGACTACTAATCCCTCTATAAGTTGCTGTTTGCTTTGTGATGTGAACTTAAAGCCTTTTATTCTTGGGTGCTTTTTTTGTAGCTGCTCAACGATAGGATCACCAACGCCCGTACTATCCACATATGCCGGTGTTGTCGCAATTGTAGCAATTATATGCGACAAAGTCTGCGACCAATCTTTTTGAAATCTATCAAAGTGACATACTTGCCCTTGTTCATTCAATCCGACTATGACTGTCCAATCCGTGTACTTTGCCAAATCTATGCCGTAAGCCACAGGTACACCCGATAGGGTAGGAATTATGCACTTCTGAATGTTATCGTACCCGAAAGGGTTTGAATTATCATCTGCTGGTTCTGCAAGGTACAGCTCATTGAAAACGTGTGACGGCAAGTCACGCTTTGCCTGCTCAACTTCCTCTGCTTGTATTATGCCTTCTTTAACTGCATCGTAAGCGGTGATTTTAAAATACTCCATGTTAGGGTCTCCGCTCTTCGCCCGTTCACCGATTTTGTAAAACCAATTCTTTTTACCTTTGACGTTACCGATTAACTTGCATTTGCCTTGCGTTGCCGTTAAGGTAGACCGTAGTGCGTACCACGACTCTTCTCTTGCACGACTTGCCTCGTCAAACACAGCAGCGTAAACGTCATCTCCGTAAAGGTTGTCGGGCTTCTCTGCACTCTTAAATTCTATGCGTGAGCCGATGGGTGTGGTAAGAACTAACTTGCTCTCATTCGTGTGGAAAAAGTTAGGTATGTTGACCTGGTTCTTCATCCTGCGGAATGCTATCTCCGCTTGTTGGTATACCGGTGCTACCCACCATACTGCTTGATTCGGCTTTAACAATAGTGCCTGTTCAAATAGCCAAATGATATGGCTTGCAGTCTTACCCGTTTTCGTTGACGCAGCCGTAACCGTATACCTTGCAGGACTGTCAAGTATTGCGGTTTGATAGCTTGTCAATTTTGGTCGGGTGTAATTTATTTGCATTTGTTAACCTATAAGTTTACTTTTTTATCGTAATTGTTAACCTATAACCTTACGAAGCATCTCCATCCTATCGTGGTTAATTACTTGGATGTTGTGGTTCACGTCACAGTACGCAGCGTTGACCGCACCTACTTGACTGCTCTTGTCGCTTTCTATCAGCTGTTTCAAGGGCGTTACCCAATCGTTGTCTGTAACAAAAAACACCCCTAAATTGTTACCGTGGTTTGTGTACGGTTCAACTTTGCTCACGACAATCGGCAGAGAATATGCAGCCGCCTCAACTATCTTCAATTCGCTTTTGTAGCGGTTAAATTTCGTCTTTGTCAATGGGGCAAGTACAATGTCTATCTCTGAATAGTAAGTACCGTAGATGTCCGCTCTTGTGCCTTCTCTGACCTCAAACCAATTAGGACGTTTGTCAGGTGATTCACCGGTAATAGCGTATTCCATCTCACGCCATATTTTGGAGTTGCTGTGAAATCCGCACATTAGGAATCGGTAGTTGTACTTTTCGCAGATGCGTTTGATTTGTCCGCTCAACAACTTGATGTCTTCCAGGTGCGAGATACCACCTACCCACCCGATTGTAGGCTTATGTGAACGGATTGTCTGTGTGACTTTCCACTGCGGTTGTGCTGGGTCAATTGCATTCGGTAAAATATACACGTTAGGATTGAACGGTCTAATCACATCGGCAAGTTGTGGCGTGGTGCAGCTCACAGCATCAGCGTAAGTGATGGCATCCTTTACTCCGTTTTTTAAGTAGGCACGATAAAACTCATATGCAGGATTGTATCGGGGAATTACCCAATAATCATCGTTGTCGCAAATGAAGGGGATTTTCTTGGCTGCAAGGATTGGCAATATATTGTACTGCAAATGTCCAAGCCACCGATTGAAAACAACTACATCGTATTTCTCATACGGCAAATCTGCCCACTCGGTTTTGTCTTGTGAGATGTCAACCACCACATCATGGTCAAGTTGTAAACGGGCATAGGGGGTGTATAGCCTATGAAAGCTCACCCCACTAATTCCGTCTAATAAACAAAGGATTCTCAAAATGGGCTGTCGGGTTTTGGCTTAGGCACGGCAACATAGTGAGTCGCTTTGCTTTTGCTGTTTGCCTCTTTCAACTTCTGAACTCGGATGCGTACATCTCCGTACTTGTTGACCTCAAGTTTTCCGTCTGCAATTGCTTGCTGTAATTTCTCGTAGTTAACTGCTACGCTGATACCATAGTCATCAGACCAGGCACTTCCTAAAAATGTGATGTCTTCCATATATTTTCCGTTTAATCTTGTGCGGTATCTTGTACTCTTGTGCGGTTAATCTAATTTCAAAGTTACATTAACTATTTTAGCTTCTACGCTTGCGTCTATTGTTTCTTTCGGTTTTCCGAATACCCGACTTAACAAAGTGTCCATTGAATAGAGTGAGCCTTTCTCGTATGACTTAATAATGGCACGGGCAACTGTCTTTTCTAACATAGTAGCATCTGCGTTCTTCAGGACTTCTTTTATGTCGGTCTCATTCATTGCCATGATCGCTTGAATGCTGTCGTTGACTTCGCTTAGTTTGTAGCCATGCTCGGCAAGTTCGGTCGTAAACTTTTTAGGTCTGCCCTCTACCCAACGTCGGGGATCGTCTCCTTTTTTAAATGGTTTTAAATTCTCTTCGTTTGCCATAGGGTCTCACTAATTGTTCACAGATTCTTTAAATGTTTTGCAATCAAATCTTCAGTCTTAATCTTGGTACCGTTGTGTACTTCAAAGTGGCACTCTCTGCATAAAGCCATCAAGTTCTCAATCACGTCTTGTCCACCTTGTGAACGGAATTTTAAGTGGTGAATGTCAACAGCTGTTTTACCACAATTCTCACAAGCGACAAAGTCTCCCTTGTCTATGTTGTAGTAGTCAAAGTATACCTGTTGATGTTTCTTCATTTTGTGAATAGCAATGACCAGTAGGTCGGTACTTCAACTTTTTGCTTAAACTTAAAACCGCAAGACTTAAATAAATCTATCCACTCCCATTCTGATTTAATATTGATATGCCCCCAATCAGCATCCATCTTGTTTGTGTGTGGTGTGCTGCTAAAATGAAAGTAATTGCATTCTACCCTTGTCAAAAATGCTATCAATTTTTCGTCAGCAA